TAGTGATATAAAACCTGTAGACGAGGAAATTCCCAATGGTTCATCTTTTTTTGAGATGGATACCTTCAATGTATATTTCTTTAACAAAGCTACAAAAACATGGGTAACTACAACTGAGGGAGGTGTTTAAATGTCTCCCATTAAAGTTTTAGCCATATGTTTAAGTAAAATTAATAAGATAAACAGTAAGATTGAATCTATACCAGCCGCTTTAGTTTTTAAAGCATCTATTGATAATGTAGATTTGCTTCCAAAAAATCCCAGTATAGGAGATATGTATAATATAACTGTAAAATCAATCTATGGTGAAGCAGGAATGAATGTAGCCTGGAACGGGACAGAATGGGATGCATTAGGAAGTACCATAGATATGAGCCAGTATTATACAAAGACAGAAGCAGATACTAAGTTTTCTTATAAAAGTACTTCTGAAACAGTTGCAGGAACGGCAATATCTCAAAATTTAACTTCTAATGTTTTGTATATATTTTCAGATGAATTAACATCTTTAAATATTACAGGATTAGATGGTGGAAATGAGCCTTATAATGTTATAAGAGAATGGATGTTTCAGTTTACTTCTGGGGCAACACCCACAGTTTTAACACTTCCTACAGGGGTACAATCTGAATTGGTTGTATCCCCTAATACCATATATCAGTGTAGCATAGTTAATAATTTGCTTACATTTCAAGGATGGAAGGTGAGTAGCTAATGAGTTTTTTACGTAGAGAACAAATGGATTGTTGTAACTATGTGGAAGCTATGGGAAGTAAAATTTTAGTGGATTCTAAAAGTAACTGGATGCATTTAGAGAGTTTAGAGGGCAATACTACTCAAGTTCAAACTACTGGTGCGCAGTTATTTGATATAAAAAATATTACATCTCCACAAACTGTAAATGGAATTACTTTAACAACAGATTTAACTAATGGAACCATAACCGTAAATGGGACGGCTACTGCTGTAACTATATTTACTATTCCTTTAACCAATATTATACCTACAGGTAAGATAATATATATGGGAGCAAATAATCCTATTGCTGGAAATAGTGAATTACAATTGAGATTAATGACAGAAGATGAAAGTGTAATTGTTGTAGGTTTACAATTATTAACTATTGATACTAGTATTGTTACTACTTTAACTAATGATGTTTCTAAAATAGGTTTTAGAATAGGGGCTAATCAAACTGTTAATAATTTTGTTATAAAAATTATGTTAGCTTATGATTCAGCTAAACCTTGGGAACCATATACAGGTGAGAAGCCCAGTCCATCAGTGGAATATCCTCAAGATTTTGTAGGGGCTGATATCAAATATATTGAAGTACAAGGTGCGCAGTTATTTGATATAAGTAATCCTTATTCGTCAATTAATCAATGGGTTATTACGAATGATACCATTTCTATAACTAATCCTACAGGTAGTTATTTAACTGTAATTTATAAAATAGATTGTAAGCCAAATACAACTTATACTATTTATAGCATTATAGTTAATGATGTTCTAGATGCTAATAGTATGCATATTGCTATTAGTTTATTAAAAAAAGATGGGACAACTCAAGATAATATAGTTATTTTAAATAATACTTCATCTGCCACTTTTATTACTACATCAGATACACAATCTATTTATATTTATTTTAGAAATAGAACTATTGGTAATGGAGGGTATTTTAAAGATATTATAGTTAATGAAGGAAAAACTGCTTTACCATGGCAACCTTATTACTCTCCACAAAATATTTCTATTACTTTAACAAAGCCTTTATATGGTATTGATAATTATAATGACGAAATTGCTGTGACTAAACGTATTGATAAATGTATAGAATTTACTTTTAATGGAAGTGAAAATTGGGCAGTAATTTCAACATATGAAGGATTCTATTATGCGGGCATATTACCATTTATTGCTATGAGAAGAGCTGGTTTTTGTAATCAATTTCCTGTAGATACAAAAGGTGAAGCAATTGAATCTATTAGGATTGGTAATGGTAATTCTGTATTGTTCTGCGTATATAGCCGTTTCTATGATGATACTGCCGCAGATAAGGGACTTGCCGCCTGGAAAGCCCATCTTTCTACCAATCCTTTAAAAATAGTTACTTATACAAATCCAGAAGGTTATGTAGAAACTCCTTTGGAACAAAGCAATATTGATGCTATAAAAAGTCTTTATGCTTATAATGGATATACTATCGTAAACAATAATGAAAATACCAACATGAAGATTATGTATAAAACTAAAAGTTAAAAAATATTAAAATACCCACCATCCTTATACATGTGATGGTGGGTATTTTTTATTAATCAAAGTTACGTACTCTTATATTTTTAACACAATCTGGAATCACAAATGCTTTAATATTATTTTTTTCTGTATAGTTTTTTAAAATATTGACTATTTCTTGAGCCACATCTGGTTTGCATTTAGAAGAATCAATACTAATAAACAGTACAGAATCTTTTGAAACATTTATGCACTGTATTCTTTTTATGAGTTGTCTTTTGTTAATTTTCTTTCTTTGCCTTGTTGTCAAGATTCTACCTCCTATTTATATATTTCTTCAAATGCTTGTTGCCATAATGTCCTATCAAATTTATCCATGATTAATGATGGATTTTTCATAAAAGTAATACTATTAATACCATAAATTGTTTGCATCCTACAACAAATTTTTGCACCTTTTGTAGCATTGTCGGAATCACTGTTAATTATATTTCTTAATACTTCATCTTCTGGTGCATCTGATTTAACAGGAGATAATTCTACTAAATATTCCTTTATAATTTCTTTAGATAAAATATCTCCCCCTTTGCATCTCAAAAAAGTGCAATTTATAATCTGCATTTTTTCATAATCCCAATAATGTTTTTTAACATATTTATAAGCAAATGTTATTGTTCCTTTCATAGATTGGCTACGTACATGAATAATTTCTTTTATTTTATTATTTTCATCACATATACCAAAACGAGTAAGTGTTATTTCCATTTTTATATTCCTCCTTATTTTACTCCCGTTGAGCCAAACCCACCTCTATTTGGATTTCCCAGGGTATTAACTGGTACAAATGAGATAGAGGGCTGATTCTGATAAATTCTGAACTGGGCTATACGGTCGTTTACATAGATGGTTGTATCTCTTATTGCCAAGGCTAAAAATGACCATACATCATCATCTCCGCAATAACTGTTGTCAATAATACCCTGTGAATGCGCCATGATAATGCCAAATTTCTCAGGTGCACTACTTCTGGGAAGAATATGGGCTTCATAGTTTTCTGGTAACTGCATAGATATACCTAAAGAAATTCTACGAATCTCCCCTTTTTTAAGGGTTACTTTTTCGGCGGCTCTTAAATCAATCCAATCAGATTTATTACCATCAATCTTTTGTAGGTGAGTTAATTCTGGATTATGATATTTGATAGGAATAGTAAAACTTTTGCCTATAAGTTTTTTTATAACTTTATTTTTAATCCAAAATGTACCTAAACTATTTTCCATTTGAATTTCATATGGAAGGTTAGTATTTTGAGCATCTATGCTTATTATTTGACCTCTACATCCTTCATAACCTTCCATTCCTATAGCTTTTAATAAGTTATATTTTTTTGTTAAAACAACAATATCTCCTACTTTAAATTTCATTTTTAATCTCCTTTTATATTATAATTTTCTAATTAAAGTATCATCAATATGCCAAAAACATTGTGCACTCTCCTTTTCATGACTAAGACTAAGGTAAAAACAGGTACAACATGGTTACAAGCTTTTATTTTAATGTTCATGAGGAAATCCCTTGGCTAACTCCATGTGTATATTTTACCACTTAATACGAAGTTAGTCAAGGATTTCTCCGTCAGACTTTATAGAGATTTATTTCCATTTTTCTGACAATAGATGCATAATAATCCTGTACGCAGATACATATATTTCTTTTGCAGATATTGTCTGTAATCATAAGTTAATTGTCCTTTAAGTTCTAATTCAATCTGATAAATTTGATTTAAATACCAGTCTATCATTTCTTTTTCGTTAAAACCAAAAGTGGCTGTTTGTGTATAAAATGTATAAAAATTTTCTAATGTATAAGGATTATTTGGATTTTTCATTTACTTTTGTTTCCTCCTGTTTTAACAAACTTTTTCTATCCCATTTTATAATATGATAAGGACTAGAATTATAAAGAGAAAATATAGGAGTTACTACGTATCCTTGACTTTTTAATATTTTTATTTCTTCTTTTGTTAAAGGGCCTATTTCTTTAGTT